AATCATTAAACACACAGGCATCATCAAGCTAGACACACAACAGACTGAGCGTAAGCGTAGGGCTACATATGTACACCCTACTGAGGGTACACTAGATTTTATCAAGGCCTTCAATGAATACATAGAAGTATCAAGACCACGCTACCTACCCTGTATTGTACCACCCAAGGACTGGACAGATGTTAAGGGTGGTGGGTTTTACAGTCACGACATAGATGAACTACCAATAGTGAGGCGCAAATGAGTTTGAAGACACACTTGAGAAGACTACAGCAGTATGATCTGACTGAAGAGTACGCATGTCTCAACACTCTACAGCGTACACAGTGGCGTATTAACAAGTCGTTACTACAGGTGATGCGTAACTTGTGGGACAACGGACAAGAGTGGGGTAAGCTACCAGCCAGAGAGGATATACCACTACCTGAATATCCCTTTGACCGTGACCCCAAAGAGTTGACTGAGGCTGAGAGGGAAGTGTTCCGTGCATGGTCACGACAGAGGAACCACATCTACTCCCTTAACAACCGAAGTGTGAGCAAGCGCATACAAGTAGAGAGAACCATGCAGATTGCAGAGCAGTTTGCTAAGTACGACAGGTTCTATTATGTGTGGCAGAATGATTTCAGGTCACGCAAGTATGCAAGTAGCACCTTCCTCTCACCTCAGTCTGCTGATTGGAGCAAGTCACTGCTTGAGTTTGGTTACCCTATGCCCATCAATAATTGGGATGATGCACGATGGTTGTGTATTCATGGTGCTAACCTGTATGGTAACGATAAGGTTACCTTAGACCAGCGTGAGACATGGGCATGGGACTTCGCTGAGATGTGGTGTCATCGTGTAGTATCTAATCCCTATGAGTGTGGGGTGTGGCGTGAGGCAGACAAACCATTCCAGTTCTTGGCGTGGTGTTACGAGATGTCAGGCCTGATGAAGCAGGGCTGGGGATATGAGACACGCCTACCTGTATCAGCAGATGGTAGTTGTAATGGATTGCAGCATCTCTCTGCCATACTCAGGGACAAGCAGGGTGGTAGTGCTACTAACCTTGTGCCATCTGACCTACCTCAAGACATCTACACACAGGTAGCAGACAAGACTATCGCACGTGTGAAGCAGGATGATACTGAACTAGCACGTCAGTGCTTGGCCTTTGGTATCGACAGGAAACTAGCCAAGCGTCCTGTTATGATTGTACCCTACTCAGGTACACGTCATGCCTGTCGTGGCTACATTGAGGAAGCCATACGTGAGAAGATAGATGAAGGTCAGGCCAACCCATTCGGTGATGATTTGTTTGCCGCATCTAGTTACTTGGCTGGTCATGTGTGGGATTCAATCAGTGAGGTGATTGTATCAGCACGTAAGGTGATGGACTACATTAAGGATGTGGCTGATGTGTATGCTCAGATGAACAAGCACATGGAGTGGGTCACACCTACAGGATGGATTGTGTTACAACAGTATAGTGAGGTGCAACAGAAGAGGATCAAGACACACATCAATGGGGACATCGTATCGTTATCGTTTCCCAAAGACAAACCAAACTCTGTGAACAGGAAGAGGACAGGGTTGGGTAGCAGTCCCAACTTTATCCACAGTCTGGATGCAGCAGCAATGACCAAGACTATTAACAAAGCATCCAAGCTAGGTATCACAGACTTTGCTATGGTGCATGACAGCTACGGTACACACAGTAGTCAGATGCCCCTGCTGTCTGAGGTATTACGTGAGGAGTTTGTTAATATGTATGAACAGCATGATGTGTTGACAGAGTTGAGACAACATGCTATCAAGGTACTAGGTACTGATGATGTGCCAGTGCCACCAGCTAGGGGTGAATTAAATTTGCGTGAGATATTACAATCGGAGTATTTCTTTGCGTGATTTCTAAAGTTACAACCTAGCCAACTACAAACTAGCATAGAACAGGAGTTACAAATATGCTGAAGATTAAAGGCAACGCTAAGTGGGCAAAAGTATTTGAACCAGATACCAAGTTCGTACCAGAAGGTGAGTATTCAATTCAAGTATCACTGCCTGAAGCACAAGCAGCAGAAGTGTGTGAACAGCTAGACAACATGGCACAAGCCAAGCTTGCTGAAGCTGTCAAGGACAATCCTAAACTCAAGACTGTCCTGTCCACACGTAAGTCATATGAATCAGAAGTTGATGATGATGGTAACCCAACAGGTAATGTTATCATTAAGTCTAAGCTGAAGGCACGTGTTAAGTCACGTGATGGTCAGACCTTTGAGCAGAAGCCTATGGTTGTTGATGCCAAGCGCACACCAATGGAAGGTAATGTACTGGTAGGTAATGGCTCACTGGTAAATGTGGCAGTTGAACCTATCCCATATGTGATGCAGTCTACCAAGCAGGTTGGTGTATCACTACGCCTCAAGGCGGTGCAGGTTATCAACCTCGTTGAGTACGGTAACAACTCATCCTCTATCTTTGATGAGGAAGATGGATATGTTACAGCAGCAGTGTCTAAGGACAATGCAGCAGATGTATTCGATAACGAGGATGGTGCTGCTGATGCCAACGAAGGGGACTTTTGAGGCGAGGGTCATCAGTGACCTTGATGAGCGTGGCGTTTCATACAGGTATGAGCCAGAGAAACTGGCCTACTATGTGGAACGTCACTACATCCCTGACCTAGCAGTAGGCACAATGATTGTAGAACTAAAGGGATACTTTAGACAGGATGCCCAACGAAAGATGAAGGCTGTTAAGGCACAGCATCCAGAGTTGGACATCAGGTTTGTATTCCAGAACGCTAGTGCTACAATACAGGGTGCTAAGAAGAGGAAGGATGGAAGCAAGATGACCTGCAAAGAATGGGCAGACCGTAATGGTTTTCAATGGGCAGAAGGAACTATACCAGAGGAGTGGTTGGATGTCTGATATATCAGGCGGCTATGAACAGAGAGCCTTGGACTCTCTTGATACAGTATCTAAAATTGAAAGAAAGATTAAACAAGGTTATCAAATAACAAAGAAAGAGTTCTTTATTGAGTATGGGTATGAGCCTTACTTTGGAGTGTGGGATACAGCAGGTTTAGTTGACCATCTTGAAAAGCATTGGAGTAAGGATAAACTTATTCATCATATGCTGAAAGAATACACACCAAGGAAAAGAAATATTCTACTACAGAAAGTCTCTGAAGAACGGAAAGAGATAGCAACATGAGTATCATCGACAGCAGCGAAGAACTAGTATCTGATGTAGACCTACAAGCTGAGTTCGATAAGAATGGATTACGTTTCTCTGTATTCATTGATGATGTGGAGTTCCACGAATCAGTAGACTACGATGACATGGCCTTTGGTATGGTTAATGATGCAGAGAAATACCCTGATGAAATTATTATACGAATAGCAAAGGGACTGCGTATGATGTCAGACATATTACAGGATGGAGTAGATGCAAGAGGAGAGTGAGTTCATTAGGCATGAAGCCTGTCCTCACTGTGGCAGTAGTGATGCCAATGCTTTGTATGCAGATGGTAATCACTTCTGCTTCTCTTGTGAGACACTAACACCTGCTGATAAAACAGATGAGGCAGTAGCTATGTTTGAGACAGACGGTACAGTATTCCTAGACTTGGAGTTCAAAGAACTAACCAAGCGTGGTATTACTGAAAAGACCTGCAAGTTCTGGGGCTACGGTGTCTCAACATACAGAGGACAGAAGGTACAGGTAGCTAACTATCGTAGCCGTGACGGTGAACTGAAAGCACAGAAGGTACGCTTTACTAATAAGGACTTCTCTGTTATTGGTAGCCTGAAGGATGTGTCATTGTATGGTGAGCATCTGTGGCGAGACAAGGGTAAGTTCATCACCATTACAGAGGGGGAACTAGATGCCCTCTCTCTTAGTCAGGCTATGGATAACAGATGGCCTGTGGTTTCCCTACCCTCTGGCTGTACGTCAGCAAAGAAAGCAGTGGGTAAGGCTATCGAATGGCTGTCCAACTATGAGTACATTGTACTTATGTTTGACAACGATGAGGCAGGACAGAAAGCAGCCAAAGAGTGTGCGTCTGTATTGCCACCCAACAAGTGTAGGATAGCTAACCTTCCACTTAAAGATGCCAACGAGATGTTGTTGGCTGGACGTGTCAAGGAACTGCTTGACTGTATGTGGGAAGCTAAGACATACAGACCTGATGGTATCATAGCAGGTACTGATGTGTGGGACTTGGTTATCAGTAATGATGACAAAGAATCTGTAGGCTACCCTTATGCTGGTGTACAGCAGAAGACTGGTGGTTGTCGTAAGGGTGAGATTGTAACACTCACTGCTGGTAGTGGCATCGGTAAGTCACAACTAGCTAGGGAGTTTGCACATAACTTTATCCGACATGGTAAGACGCTAGGCTACATAGCACTAGAGGAGAACGTGAAGCGTACTGCTTTAGGTCTGATGTCTATCGAACTTAACAAGCCACTACACCTACACAATGATGATGTATCAGAAGAGGAGATGCGTCATGCTTTTGACACTACAGTTGGCTCTGGCAGGGTGTACCTGTATGACCATTGGGGCAGCACTGATAGCGATAACCTTCTATCCAAGATACGCTATCTGGTTCATGGCTGTGGCTGTGAGTACATTATCCTTGACCATATTAGTATCGTTGTATCTGGTATGGAAGGGGGAGATGAGCGTAGAATTATTGACAACACTATGACTAAGCTTCGTGCATTGGTTGAAGAGTTGAACTGTGGTATGATACTCATCTCACATCTCAAGCGTCCGTCTGGTGACAGAGGACATGAGGATGGCGCACAAACCAGCATGGCACAGTTACGTGGTAGTGCTGCTATCGGTCAGCTAAGTGATATAGTAATAGGATTGGAGAGGAACCAACAAGATAAGAGTAACGCAAACATCAGTCAGGTCAGAGTTCTAAAGAACAGATGGTCTGGTGATACAGGATTATGTTGTTCACTAGAATACATGCCAGAGACTGGACGTATGACAGAGACATACTTCTCTGACGAAGAGGACGACATAGAATTTTAGCTACTGCGGAGACAGAGCATGGAATACATATGGGATATAGAGGCTGACCACTTGCTGGATGAGGTAACTACAGTATGGTGTAATGTCTTTCGGAATACTAAGACAGATGAGGTTCACACCTTTGACCCAACACAGACACAGGATGCCATAGACTTTATGGACAGTGAGGTTACAACCCTGATTGGACACAACGTCTTTGACTATGACCTACGTGTGCTGAAGAAACTACACGGCTATACCTTCAAGGGTAACGTGATAGATACGTTGGTATACTCTAGGACTATCTGGCCTGACGTTAAAGAGATTGACTTCAAGCTTCATGCTAAAGGTTTACTACCACAGAAACTGATCGGTAGTCATAGCCTCAAGGCATGGGGATACAGACTAGGAGAATTAAAAGGTGACTTCAATAATGGTAGCGAAAGCTTTGCAGCATACACCACTGACATGCTCGACTACTGCATCCAAGACACAGCAGTTACAGCAAAGCTATATCAAAAAATTACTGAAAAAAATTTTAGTCAACAGGCACTAGACCTTGAGACTGAGATACACACACTGCTGATACAACAGCAGGAACATGGGTTTGACTTCGATGTCAAAGCTGCTCAAGAATTGTATGGCACACTAGCCCAACGTAAAGCAGACATCGAAGCAGAGTTGGTTGAAACCTTTGAGCCTACTATCGTAGAGTTAAAGACTAAGACCAAGACTATCCCATTCAACCCAGCATCACGTCAGCAGATTGGTGACAGGCTGATGAGCAGGGGGTGGAAGCCTGAGGTATTTACTGACACTGGTGTACCTAAGGTGGATGAGACTGTGCTGTCAGGTATTGATATGCCTGAGGCTAAGTTACTAAGTGAGTACTTATTACTTAACAAACGTATCGGTCAGATAGCTACAGGCAAACAGGCTTGGCTGAAGATGGAGAAGGATGGTAAGTTACATGGTAGAGTTAATCACATGGGGGCTGTCACATCTAGGTGTACCCACAGTAATCCAAACATGGCACAAGTTCCGTCAGTTGGTGCGCCTTATGGAGAGGATTGCCGAAGACTATTTAAGGCTGGTGATGGGTACAGTCTGTTGGGGGCTGATGCTTCTGGCCTTGAGTTGCGGTGTCTTGGTCATTATATGGCTGCTTATGACAACGGTGCTTACGCCAATACAGTAGTAAGTGGTGACATACACACACAGAATCAGGAAGCTGCTGGTCTACCTACACGTGCCAACGCCAAGACATTCATCTATGGTTTCTTGTATGGTTCAGGTGATGAGAAGACTGGTAAGATCATAGGCAAGGGTGCAAAGGAAGGTAAGGCAATCAAGAAGAAGTTCTTGTCTAAGCTACCTGCCCTCAAGTATCTAAAGGATGCAGTGTCCAAAGCTGCTGATGAACGTGGCTGGATCAAAGGATTGGATGGACGTATCATACCAATCAGGCATAGCCATGCTGCACTCAACACTTTACTACAAAGTGCTGGTGCTATAATCTGTAAGACATGGTACGTGTTCATTGCACGTGCTATCAAGGAAGCAAACTTGGACGCACAGATTGTAGCGTTCATCCATGATGAGGTTCAACTAGTAGTAAAGAAGGGACAAGAGGATGCAACAGGCAGACTTATTCAGCGATGTATGCGAGATGTCGAACAGCACTTTGGATTCAGATGTCAACTCGACAGTGAGTACAAGTACGGAAGTAATTGGGCAGACACACACTAATTGTTATGAGTGTGGTGTCGAGTTAAATGCTGGGCACTGGATGGATTCATTCAAAGAACGTGGTCAAGGTATATGCAAATCTTGTTACAAGGATAAGCATAACACAAACAATAATCCTAACAGAATGTTTGTTGATGGTAAGTACATACCTAAAGACCATCCTCTTTGGAAAGCAGGTAACTACAAATCATTTGATGACGCAGCTTTTTCAGGCCTAAGAAACTACGAGAAGTCTACTGCTGGTCAGGTTTATATTATTACTAACCCTATCTTTGAAGGGTGGGTAAAAATAGGCATGGCTATTGATGCTGAAGATAGATGCAAAGGTTATCAGATGTATGACCCGATGAAGCGTTACAAAGTTGTGTATTCAGTAGATGTAAAAGACAGAAGAAAAGTAGAATCAATAGC